CTCACGCAGAGATTTTTTTTGGCTAGCGGAATCCTGGGCGTTATTGCCGGGTAATTACCTACTAGGAGCGCCATGGGCCGGCCATCTTTCAAGCCATCAGACGATCAGCGCGAGCAAGTCGTGCAGTGGGTCAAGGCCAAGGTTTCCATAGAGAAAATGGCATTGCGCATGGAGTTGGCGCCCAAGACTTTCCGCAAGCATTTTGCAGCAGAACTCGGCCTCATCCCGGCAGAAACGGTAAATACCGTTCTTGCCGCCGCGCGGCCGCGCACGGAAGTGTTCCGGCCGACCGATGAGCAGCGCGAGATGGCGCTTATTCTGGCCGGCGCGCGGCTATCGCGTCACGAGATCGCTAGAAAGATCGGCGTGACTGTCGAGGTTCTGATCGAACATTTCGCCGCTGAACTGGAGAATGGACCCGCGAAGTGCAAGTCCGACATCCTTTCGTCGATGTTCTATGCCGGCAAAGGCGGAAACGTCGCCGCCGGGAAGGTGTACCTCCTTTTCAACGGCCAGGAAGAGCCGAACCCTGATCAGCAACCCGCAAAGGTCGGGCTCCTCGGCAAGAAGGAGCAGGCGTCAATCGCGGCCCGCAATGCCGAGGCCGGCACCGGGTGGGACGATCTGGTTTCATCGAACAAGCCGAACTAGCAGATGCCGCCGCCGCTCGCGGTTCCTGATTGGGAAGACAGAATACGTCGCGGCCTTTCTCTTGTGCCGGCGATCAATGTCAATCCGACGGAGCAGCGCCGCGCCATTAAGATGTTCGAGCGGCTTCGGCTGCCCGACGTGCCGGGCCAGCCGACGCTGGAAGATGGGTGCGGCGACTGGTTCAAGGAGATCGTCGGCGGGGTGTTGGGGTCGATCGATCCCATAACGTTGGCGCGGATCATTCGGGGCCTATTTCTGCTCGCGCCGAAGAAGAGCAGCAAGACGACGTACGGCGCCGGCATGATGATGACGGCGCTTCTGATGAACAGGCGCCCCAATGGCGGCTTTCTTCTGACTGGACCGACGCACGACATCTCGGAGATCGCGTACGGCGCCGCCTATGGCATGATCGAGGCCGATGACGAATGGCAGCGGCAGGAAAATGGCCAGGAGGGTTATCTCAAGAAGGTACTGCACTCGCGTGATCATCTGAAGACGATCGAACATCGCAACACTGGCGCAAGCCTCGAGATCAAGACCTTCGACATGGATGTGGCGACGGGCGTGAAGCCGGTCGGCGTTCTGGTCGATGAGTTGCACATCATCGCCAAGAACAAGAACGCCTCGCGTGTGCTCGGACAGCTGCGCGGCGGCCGGATTTCAAATCCAGAGGCGTTCTTCGCGATCATCACGACACAATCGGATGAACGGCCGGTTGGCGTCATGGCGACGGAACTGCAAAAGGCACGCGACATCCGCGATGGGAAGGTTCAGGGCAACACGCTCAGCGTGCTGTATGAATTCCCGCCGGAGATTGTGAAGCCGGTGCCCTCCGGCGTTCAGCCGGCGTGGTACGAATCCAAACTGTGGCCGATGGTGACGCCGAATCTCGGGCGCTCCGTCACCATCAAGGTCCTCGAAGAAGAATTCGAGGAAGCCAAGCAATCCGGCGACGCCGAAATCCGGCGCTGGGCAAGCCAGCATCTTAATATCGAGATCGGCGTCGCCCTGCGTTCCGATGGCTGGGCAGGTGCCCTCCTGTGGATGCGCGGCGCCGAGCCGAATTTGACGCTCGATTCACTTCTTGAGCGGTGCGAAATCGTCACCGTCGGGATCGACGGCGGCGGTCTGGACGATCTTCTCGGACTCGCCGTGGTCGGACGTGAGAAGGTAACAAAGCGCTGGCTTGGTTGGATGCGGGCGTTCATTTCGCCTGAAGGACTTGAACGCCGCCAGGCCAACCGCTCGGCCTATGATGGGTTCAAGGATGACGGCGATCTCGTCTATGTCGACGAATTGCCGGATGACGTCACTGCGCTGGTCTCGGTCGTCGCGGAGGTGAAGGCATCCGGCCTTCTCGCCAAGGTCGGCGTCGATACCGCGGGCCTGGGCGTAATTGTCGATACATTAGCCGAAATCGGCGTGACGGAAGAGAACGAGAATCTCGTTGGCGTACGCCAGGGCTTTGGCCTCATGGGTGCGATCAAGACGATCGAACGCAAGCTTGCGGACGGATCGTTCAAGCACTCCGGTCAACCCATGATGAGCTGGTGCGCCGGCAATGCGATCGTTCAGCCGACGCCGACTGGCATGCGCATCGTCCGCGATGCCTCTGGGTTCGGAAAGATCGATCCACTGATGGCGCTGTTCGACGCCGCCGCACTGATGGCGATGAACCCGGATTCTGCCATCTCGATCTACGAGGAGCGCGGGCTCCTGGTCTTGTGAGGTCGCGCATGAACTGGAAGGTTGTCGGCGGCGTGATCGCATCGCTCGCGCGCGACGCGATCGGTCTCGTCGGCATCGGCTTGGTCTCGTATGGGGCGTGGCTCGCTTTCAGGCCTATCGGCTTCATCGTCCTCGGCGTCTTGCTGCTGACCGGCGTTTGGCTGCTGAGCAAGGGTGCCAATTGATGCGCGGCTTGTTCGGAAGCATCGCGTCGGCCGCGTCGCCACCAATGACGCGCGCATCCGCCGGCGTGCCGTCCTATGGCATGATCCCGCCGTTGGGCAGCGTGCAATCGTCGTCGGGGCTGCTGATCAGCCAGGCTACGTCGATGGGCGTGTCGACGGTCTATGCCTGCGTCAATCGCCTGGCGACCGATCTCGCCCGTTGCACGCCGCGCCTCTACAAGCTCAATTCGGACGGCATCAAGGAATATGTCACCGATCACTGGCTGCTCGACCTGCTGCGGAAACCGAATATCCAGCAGACGTGGTTCGAGTTCGCTTGGCAGATGTGGGTCGGCATTCTGCTGCGCGGCAATGGATATGCGGCGGTCAAGCGTGACCGAAAATACAATCCGTCACAACTGATCCCGATCAATCCGGATGCCGTGTTCGTTCTGGAATCGGCGCAGGGAAACATCTTCTACAACGTCAATCGCATCGGCCTGTGGCAGATCGCGATGCTGGCGGAGTTTCCGACCGCGCTCGCACAGAGCGACATGCTTCACCTCCGCGGCCTGACGTTCAATTCATTGGTCGGCGTGTCGACCATCGGACTTGCGCGCGACGCCATCGGCTTGGCGATGGGCCTCGAACAGCAGGCATCGCGCTGGATGGCGAACGGCGCGCGGCCTGCAACGTGGCTCAAATCGCCGAAGCAGTTGAGCGAGACGTCGATCACGCGGCTGAAGATGCAATTCCAGAATTTTTATGCCGGCGTCCAGAATACCGGCCAGACCGTCGTTCTGGAGGAAGGTCTCGAACCGCACGCGCTGCAATTGGATGGAGTCCAACTCGAATTCATCAAGCAGCGCGACGGGCAGATCGAGGAAATCTGCCGGTTCTTTGGCGTGCCGCCGCACAAGGTCGGCCTGGTCGATCGCGGCACCGTACAGAACATCGCCCAGCAAGATCAGGACTACGTCAACAGCGCCATCATGCAGCGCCTCGTGCTCGCGGAACAGAAGTTCGACGCGACCTTCCTTGAGGGTGAACCGGAACTGCATATGGAGTTCGATCACGGCCAATTGCTGCGCGCTGACATCCTGACGCGCCGCAATGCCGCCCGCCTGGGCATCATCAGCAGCCTCACGACATCGAACGAGGAACGTGCCGGTGAGGGACTTAAACCCCTCCCGGGCGGCGACAAGCTTCTGGCGCCGTCGAATACCGCCGCGCTCGGCAGTGAAGCGACGGGGCTGGGCGCCGATGGCGGTGGCCGCCCCGCGGAAGGCCAGCAGCCGAATCCCGGCGTCGCGACCGGCGGCAATGGCCCATACGCCGATGGCAGCGGCAGCGAACAAGCGCCCCCCGAAAACTGAAAGGCAGCGCAATGACGATGCAGCGCAAGGTCGTGCCGGCGCGGATAACCGCGCTTGGCGACGACGAAGTCGAAATCATCATGTCGACAGCGGCGTTGGCCCGCGACGGTCACATCTTGGAGCCGATGGGCTGCGTACTGGACAACTATCGGCTGAACCCGATCCAGTTGTGGCAGCACGATCCCGATCACCCGGTCGGCAACAATGAGAACATCGCCGTCTCGAACGACGGTATCCGGGCGCTGACCCGCTTTGCGCCGCTCGGCATTTCGGCCAAGGCCGACGAAATCCGCGGCTTGGTCAAGGCGGGCGTGATCCGTGCGGTGAGCGTTTCGTTCGACCCGATCGAAGGCACGCCGCTGGACCCCAAGAAGCCGAAGGGCGGCCAACGCTACGTCAAATGGGAATTGCTGGAATGCTCGTTCGTGAGCGTGCCGGCCGATACGACCGCCATCGTGGCGGCCCGCGCCCTCAAGGAGAGCACGATGAACAAAGACGAACGCGCGGCCGCGATCGCGACGCTGCGCAAAGGCGAGAATGCGGTGATCGCCGGGGCTCCGAAGCCGAAGTTCCGCGGTCTCTACGAGGTCGCGAGCTTGGCCTACATGGTCGAGCAGCTCGGCTACTGCAAGAACTCGGCGGACTGGGAATCGGCTGTCGAAGGCGACGACAGCGCCGTGCCGGAAATGCTCGGCAACAGCCTCGTCGCGCTGGGCGAGGCACTGATCGCGATGACCGCCGAAGAGGTCCATGAACTGTTCGAGACGGTCGGCGTCGACGGTGAGCCCGACGTTGAAGGCGCCGCAGACATAACCGCGCGCAGCCGCGCCTGGCGCGCCGGTCTCAAGCTCGGCGTCTTCTTCCGCGCCTCGAGCAAGACGCTCGAAGATATGGGCATCGCGTGCCGGTCGGCGCTGGCCACACACGAAGAGGGCATGACCCATCACCGCAGCGCGATGCGCTCGCACAAGCGCGCGATGAAGGATCTCGGCGAGGCGATGGAGCGCGCCGGCATTCCGACTGTGGAGCCGACCGGCGACGACGCCGACAGCCATAAAGTCCAGAAGTCGAACGGCACCGAGGAAGACGAAGGCTCACGCGCCGCCGACATCGATCAGCGCCGCCGCGACGCGGACGGCCTGTCGCTCGTCCACCACTGATTTTCAGAAATCCGCCGCCAAAACCGCGGATGCCCTAACGCCCTTGGGCAAGGCTTTGGTCGCAGCGTCCCGAGCCGTTGCATATTCTCAGGAGAAAGCACATGGACAAGCTCGCAGAGCTGGTCAAGAAGCGTGCGGCGGCGCATGAGGCGTTCACCGCGCTTGCCAACAAGGAAACGCTCACGGACGATGAGCGCACGAACTATCCGAAGCTGCGAGCCGCGGTCACGGATTTCGACGATCAGATCAAGCGCTTCAAGGATGCCCAGACGCTCGAGAGCGAGCGCGCTGTTCCGGTGCGCGAGCAGCTCGACGGCGGCCCGCGCGTCGTGGTTGAGGGCGATGACCCCTATACCGACGACAAGGTTGCTCAGGCCCGCGGCCTCACAACGTCGAAGGGCTTGCGCGCCATCGCGTCGCTCAAGATGTTTTCCGCCGCCGGCGGCAATCTGCGTCAGGCCGCAGTGCTCTCATCGGAACATTTCGGCGAACAGCATCCGATCACCCGCGGCTTCGCGGGCAATCTGCGCGCCGCCGCATCGGATCGCGCGCTGATCGCCGGTGTCGGCGCGTCCGGCGGCTACATCGTTCCGCCCGACTATGTCGCGGAGATCATCGAACTGCTGCGCCCGTTGGCCGTCGTTCGCGGCTCGAACCCGCGCGTTCTGCCCATGCCGCGCGGCACGCTGACGCTTCCGGGCCAGGCATCGGCCGCGACCGCGTCGTATAGCGGTGAAGTCTCCCCCATCGGCGCCTCGCAGGAGACGCTCAACGAGATCATCGCCAGTTACAAGAAGCTGACGGCGCTCGTGCCGGTGTCGAACGATCTGATGCGCTACTCCGATCCGGCCGTCGACGCCTTCGTGCGTGACGACCTGGTGAAGGTGCTGGCGCTGCGCGAGGATCTCGCATTCCTGCTCGGAGACGGCACGGCATCGACGCCGCGTGGCTATCTCAGCTTCGCCAACGGCTGGGTGGCGGCGAACGGCGGCACGGTCGGCAAGTGGTCGACCACCGCGAATTCGGTCTATGCGGTCAATGCCGCCGATCCGGCAAACACCACTGGCGGCAACTTCATCACGTCGACGGAGTCGTACAATCTGACGACGGTGACGAACGAGTTGGGCGGCCTCCAGAACCGTCTCGACACGGCCAACGTGGCGGAGTCGCGCCGCATGTGGTTCTTCCATCCGCGCGTGAAGAACTACCTCTACAACGTGCAGAACTCGCTTGGCGTCTATGTCTTCCGCGAGGAAATGACGGCGGGCAAGCTGCTGGGCTATCCGTTCAAGTGCACGACCCAGATCGGTACGAACTACTGGGACACGAACGGCGCGAACAAGACCTGCACGTTCATCTTCCTCGCGGAGATGGACGAGTCGATGATCCTCGACTCGATGCAACTCGAGCTCTTCGTGTCGCGCGAAGGCTCGTATGTCGACTCGAGCGGCAATACGGTGTCGGCGGTCCAGACGGATCAGACGATCATCCGCGCCATCGCCGAGCACGACTTCCAGCTGCGTCATATGCAGTCGGTCGCCATCGACCAGGGCGTTCTCTGGGCTCCGGCGATCTCGTAACCGCCTGAAAATCCCGGCCCGAGCCGGGATCGTTCCAACTTCCTGAAGGAGCCATCGCAATGGCAGACATTGTCGAAGTCAAGAATATCGCCGCATATCTCAATCCGATCGCGGCGTTTGCATCCACCGCGCTGTCGGCGAGCCTTTCCAACGGCAGCACGCTCACCGGCATCACCATCAACCGCCTCGCCACCCAGGGCCTCTATCGCTCCGTCGACGTGGTCGCGCTCGTCCGTTCCAGCGGATCGAGCAAGTACAAGAACAAGGTCAACCTGCGTGTGCAGGACAGCCCGGATGGCAGCACCTGGTCCTCGTTCGGATCGGCGTCGGGCAGCACGCTCGTGTTCGGTTCGACGTCGGCAACCGGCAAGCAGAAGGTCAAGACCGCCCGCGGCATCGGCCTCGATCTCAACGGCGCCCGCCAGTATGTCCGCGTGAATACCGTGCTGGGCTGGTCGGGCACGAACAAGTCCACGCCGGCGAACGTTTCCGGCGTGGCTGTTCTGGGTGGCGCGGACTTCAACAGATAGCCGTCTTCCGCCCGGCAGCGGAATGTGAGTTGCGCGCGACAGGAGCCCCGGCGTCTGCCGGCGCCGGGGCTCCGCTTTCCGGCAGAGAGATGACATGAAGATCGCAATTGTCGGCAGTGGGCCGACTGGTGAACTCGCGCCGTTCGGCGATGAGTCGTGGAGCATGTGGACGCTGGCGTTTCGCGACGCGCCGCGCAGCGACGCGATGTTCGAGATGCACGCCCGGCCGAAGTGGGTGTTCCATACCGCCGATGGATATATCGAGAAGCTCGCGCGCGCTTCGATGCCTATCTATACGCTCGAGCCTCACGGCGATATTCCGCACTGCGTCGTCTATCCGCTGGCGGACGTGAAGGCTTCGCTCGCGCCCGCCGGCGCAGAGGCGGATTTCTTTACGTCATCGTTGGCCTACATGCTCGCGCTGGCGATCTTTTTCGCGTTTTCCGGCACTGAGCCCGTCGAAGAGATCGGGCTGTTCGGCGCCGATATGTGCGCCGAGGATGAGTATGCCTACCAGCGTCCGGCGATGAGCTACCTCGTCGCTTTGGCGCGTGGCCGCGGCGTCAAAGTCACGCTGCCGCCGAACTCGCCGCTGCTACGTGCGCACTTCACCTATGGCGAGCATCTCGGAGACCATGCGTTCCCGCAGGCGACAGGCGTGACCGCCGACGTGCTTGGTCGCCGCCTCGCGCGCTACCAGAAAGATCGCGCGGAGACCGAGGTCCGTCTCAACGAGACGATCGCGCGCATGAACACGCTCGACGGCTGCATCGCCGAAGTGAGAGCGCTGATCGAGGCCGTCCGGCACTTCAACCGCGGCGGAGTGATCGCTGATGCGTAGCTTCCTGTTCGCGAAAGCCATGCTCGACGCGGCGCTGAAACGTGAACTCGACGCTGGTCGGCGCGGCAATGCCGAATCCTGCGAGCGCGCCATCGCATTGCTCGAACTGCATGAGCAGTTCGAGCCGATCGAAGGAGGACCGGATGACTCTGAGCGCGCACCAGCAGGTCGTTAGCCTCCTCGCGCACCTCAAGCGCGTCGCGTTCAGCGATCCAAAGCGCTTCGACGAGATCAGCGATCAGATCGAAACCATCACGCGGGCGTACATGATCCCGACCGTCGGCGATGCGTTCGATGAATTGGATCTGAGCCACTACGAACGGCGTGTGCTTGAGGCGATCGCTGCGCGCGGTGGCCGGACGGTGAACAAGTCGGGTCTCATGGACGCGGTTTATTTCGACCGACCCCCGTGCGATGTGCCGGACATCAAGGTCATCGATGTATTTGTGCTGAAAATCCGCCGCAAGATGAGGGGCACCGCGCATTGGATCGCGACCGATTTTGGCGTCGGGTATCGCTATGAACGCCGGGAGATCGCGCAATGAGAATGATAAAATTCAAGCGCCCAATGGCGCCACACGGCATCGGCGACACGCGCGTCGTGCCCGACGTCGTCGCGAAGCGTCTCGTCGAGGATGAGAAAGTCGCGGACTACGAGGCGAGCGTGTTCGACAAGCCGACTGGCGAGGCCGGCGCCGCGACGCCGCCAATTCCGAAGCGCAAGAGGCCGCTGTTGAAGGGGGCCGGACAATGAGATTCAACTCCTCGGCCGTCGTAGACGACACCAATCCGCTCCCGGTCAAGACTCTTGATAACGGGCCGGCATGGTCAAGCAACTGGGGTATTGCAGGTGTGCCGTTCACGAGCGCCGACCAGCACTCTGCACCGGCGAGCGTGACCGACGAGCCCGCACTGGGCCAAATGCTCTGCATCGATGATATTGTCTTCTCCACCGACACGGCGATGAATGTTACGTTCAAAGAAGAAACCAGCGGCGCGGTGGTGTTCGGGCCTTGGTATGTCGCGGCGAACTCCGTGATCCAGATCACGCCACGCGGCAAGAAGAAATTGTCGACCGCGAACAGAGCGTTGCAGGTCATTACCAGCATCGCCGGCAATATCACCGTTTCGACGAGCTATCATAGCGAGGCATAGACATATGCCTGTCGTCGCCGCCTTCTGGCCGAAGCAGGTGACGTCGTCGTTCGATCCGTCGGCCGTCGCCATCATCGCCGCGCTCACCACGCCGCCGACGCCTATGCGCGCGGCGATGATCAATGCAGCGATCGTCGGGTTGAAGAATTCGGGCATCTGGGCGATTACGGACCGCGTATTCTTCCTCGCCGCGGCCAATCAGCAAGCCTCGCTGATTGACTGGAAAACCGCAGCAAATCCGATGATGAAGACTGGCTCGTCGGCAAATCCGTCGTTCGTAGCCGACACCGGCTGGACGTCGAACGCAAATTCCTATCTTGACACCGGCTTCAATCCGTCGACGGCTGGCGGCAGTTTCGCTCAGAATAGCGCCAGCTTTGTCGTTGGTTCGGCGACTGATATTGCCGAAGCGTCGAACTCCTATGCGATCGCCGGCAATACTACAACCAAGATCACGACGCGGCGCGCGACGGACGGTCTCTTCAATGCGGTCCCCAATGCCAGCCTGAGTGTGAATTATGGCGCGACGGTTAACGGCAAAGGTTTGTTTGGATGGACGCGCACGGTTTCATCCGCCGCGATCGGCTATCGAAACGGCGGCGCCGGCGTTTCTCATTCGAGCACATCGACCGCGCTTACCAATGCCACGATCAAAGCTTTGACGGCGGACGGCAGCCTTCTCTCGGCTGATACGCTCAGTTTCCTCTATATCGGCGGTCCGTTGACAGCGGCCCAACAGGCGGCGCTATGGGCGATTTATAGCGCCTGGCGCGGTGGTCAGGGAGCCACGCCATGACGGTTACGATCTCCAAGGTCATCAACGCGCCGGCGGCTTCGCAGGATCTCACGACACTCGCGATCGTGCGTGACGAACTGAACCTCAAGTCGACCGACACTTCGCAGGACGCATGGCTATCGCGATCGATCACTCAGGCCTCAGCGGTCTTCGCGCGCGCCTGCAATCGGGTGTTCTGGCCGGAACTGATCACCGAGACGCAGCAAATTCAGCAGGACCCCTATCCGCAGCAGACGCCGGGCGGTGTCGCGCCGCTCGTGCTCACGCGCTGGCCGCTCGTCGCCGTGAACTCGGTCGCTCAAATCTATCCGATCAATTTTAACCAGCCCCTCACTGTCGATCTCGACTACTCGATCAATACTGAGAATGGCGCGCTGACGCGGCTCAACCGCTTCACCGGCGTCGCGGTGACGTGGGAGGCGGTCCCGACCATCATCAACTATATCGCGGGATATGGGTCGCTCGTTGCAGAGCCGCAGACCGTGCCGGCGTCGCCATACCAGATCGTGCCGGCAAACGCGTCTGTGTTCTCCTTCGACAATGGCGTGAACTACGCGAGCGGCGGCGCATTTACGAAGGTGACGGGTACGCCGTCCGTCGCCGGCACTTATGCGCTGAGTCAGGTCAACAATGCCTGGACCTATACGTTTGCGCCGGCGGACCAGGGTGCATCGGTTCTGCCCAACTATGCCTATGCGAATATCCCGGCCGATCTTGTCGAGGCGTCGCTGCGGTTCATCACCGGACGGTTCTGGAGCAAGGACCGCGATCCGAACTTGATGTCGATCGACCAGCCGAACCTCGGCTCGAAACGTTTCTGGGTGAACAGCCAGACCGGCGAGAATGGCGCGATCCCGCCTGAGATCATGTCTCTGCTCACGCCATATCGCGTGCCGGCGATCGCCTGATGGCCGATACGATCGGCGTCAAAATCGACGGCGACCTGAAACTCGGTCTCCGGCTCGATCAGTTTCCCCATGCGCTGCGCGCGCAGCTCAGGACGCGTATCAAGGAGTTGATCGAGGCGCTGGCTGCCGCCGTGAGGGCGAAAATCCCCCATAAGAGCGGAAGCCTACAGAGCAAGGTCTCCGTTATCGTCTACAACAACGAGAAGTCTGTTCGGGGACGGATGTTCTTCTCGGGCGACTGGGCCAAGGCCGCCGCGCTCGAATATGGCGGCGCCGGAAGAGCATTCGAGGTGAAGGGGCATACGATGCGCCTCGACCATGTCTTCGGGAACAGCTTGACCGCGCCGCTCAATGTCTTCGTGGAGGCACATTCCCGCTCGACGCAGATAGCGGCGCGGCGATTCATCCGCAATACGACATCTGCGATGAGCGATGAGGTCGCCGCCGATCTCCAGGCCGTCGTCGATCAGACAGCGAAGAACGATGCATGAATATCGATCCGGAAACCGTTCTTTCCGCGCTGTTCGCGCTCATCACGAATTCGGTCGTGGTGAACTTCACGGGACAGGCACATAGCGGTTCGGCCACAATCACGGGTGTGAGTTCTGTTGCCGGACTGTTCACTGGGCTCCCGGTGTTCGGGTCCGGCGTTCCCAATCTCGCGGTCATCGAGTCTTTCGATCCGATCGCGCTCACCTGCACGCTCGACCAGAACCTGACGTCGAATAGCGATCCCGGCGCCGCCTTCGCGACCGGGTTTCTGACGTCGAGCCGTCGTCTCAGGCTGTGGGCGGAGACGCCCGAGCAGCCCGCGATCTTCCTGCGCCATACCGACGACGACGACACCTACAATCAGACCGTCATGCAGAAGACCGTCATCAGCGCCGAAATCTGGATTTATTCGCAGGCCGGCAAGGATCCGGATGCCGCGCCGGACGTCACGCTGAACAATCTCGCAAAATGCGTCCGCAGCGCGCTCGCAATGGACGTCAGGGGCCGGCCGCAGACGCTCGGCGGCCTCGTCCAATGGGCGCGCATCGAAGGGCGCAGTGAATACGATCCCGGTGACCTGGATAATCAGAGCAAGGCACTGATCCCGGTCAAGATTTTGTGTCCTTGAGCGACCCGCAAACAGGAGAGCAGCATGCCCAACACGAACACCGTCCCGCAGGGTCTCTTCGGGCCCGGCATCCTCTACGTCACGCGCACCGACATCGCGAATGCGACGCCGGTCAATATCGGCTACATCAACGAATTCTCGACCGACATGACCTTCTCCACGAAGGAATTGTACGGCCAGAACCAGCTGCCGCTGCTCGTTGCGCGCGGCACCGCCAAGCTCACCGGCAAAATGAAGGCGGCGACCATGTCAGGCGTCGCCCTCAACAATGTGATGCTCGGCGATACCGTGACGAACGGGACGCAGTACGATTTGGCCGCGAGCCCGGCGACGCCGATCCCGACCACGCCCTACCAGATCACGCCGACCGTACCGAGTTCGGGAACTTGGAACAGCGATCTCGGCGTCATCAATGCCGCCACCGGCGAACCTCTGACGCTGGTCGCGAGCTCGCCGGCCGCCGGGCAGTATTCGGTCTCTGCTGGCGTCTACACGTTTGCCTCGGCCGACCACGGCTCGGGCATCAGCGTGATCATCAATTTCTCCTATTCGTTCACGTCCGGCGCCACCGGCCTGAACATTGCGATCAACAACCAGCTGATCGGCTACACGCCGACGTTCCAGCTCGACTATAAGACCGCGCTCTATGGTGCGACCTACTACCTGCGCATCTATCAGGCCATCTGCAACAAGTGGACGATGGGCCATAAGCTCGAGGACTTCGCCATGCCCGAATTCGATTTCAGTTTCTTCGCGAATGCGCAGCAGCAGATCGGGCTCATCAGCCTGGCGACGCAGGCGTAACCACGACCGATCAGGAGGACCATCACCGTGTCGAACGATTCCCGAGAAATCGTTCTTGCAGGCAATCCCTACAAGATCACCACACCGCTCACGCTTGGGCAGCTCATCGACGTCAATGTCGGAATGTCGTTGCCCGACGTGAGCGATCCCGCCGAGCAGGCGCGTGTGTCGTTTCAACGCGCGTTGAACGTGTTGGCCGCCGCGCTCGCGCCCGAACATCCGCAATTGACCGTCGAAGCGCTGCGCACCCTGCGCGGCGCGACGGTCAAGGAGTTCAACGCGGCGACGCAGCTCGTCTATGAGCTGAGCGGCCTGCTCACCAAGAAGCCGGACGCGGACGTCGGGGAGACAACCGCGCCGGGGGAAGCTGTCGCGGAGGCGCAATAGACTGGAAGTGGCTCATCGGCAGGCTGGCGACGGCACTCAAGAAACTGCCGAGCGAGATCCGGTCGATGACGTTTCCGCAGGTCTACGATCTCTTTGATTATTGGGCAGAGAGCCCGCCCGAGCACGAGATACTCGCGATGTTCGCGCGCGTCTACACGACATGGAAGCCGCCGGGCGGCGACTCCACCGGGGTCGCTCATCAGAAGTCGCTCGAGCAACGCTGGGCGGCGGGTTATCTCAGTCCGGCGCAGCTGTTCAAGATGCAAGGCGGCGCTGGCTTCGGAATGAAGACCAATGGAGACCCGGCAGACATGCCTGGGATCGGGAGATTCCCCGGCGCTCCGCCGCCGGCTCCCTAGTGGCTTGCCGACCGTTTCATCTGGAGTTTGCGCATGGCCTCGAACGTCGACGTCAGAATTACGGCAGACGTCGCCGATCTGACGGCCAAATTCGCTTTGGCAAAGGCTGAGTCGTCGGCGCTCACGTCGGAGCTCAACAAGCTCGCGCGCGAGGCTGCCGCTGCTGGCGGCCAGATGTCGGCCGAAATGAAGGCCGGCCTACAGGATGCGGCACAGGCAGCAGTCAAGGCCAGGGCCGAGATGCAGGCGCTTGGCAACCAGCTGAAGCAGGCGCACGATTCGACGGGCGGCTTTTTGAGCGGCCTGACCGCGGTCAAGGGCGGCCTTGAGGCGCTCGGGCTTGGCGTGACGATCGGCGGCCTCGAGGCGTTCGGTGAGAGGATTCTCACCAATACCGCGCACCTCCAGCATGAGGCCGACGTTCTGCAACTGCACGTCACGGCCTATCAAGCCTATATCCAGGCCGCGGTCGACAGCGGCGTCGACACGGACGTCGTCGACGGCGCCATCCGCCGCTTCACGGTCAATGTGGGCAATGCTCAAGTGGGTATGGGCGCTGCGGCTGGGGCCTTCGTCGAGATGGGCATCAGCGCGAACCAGTCGAACGAGGCGCTGCTCCAGCAGGTCTCCACGTTCATGCTCACGACCGACGCCGGCAATCGCGCGCGGTTGTCGCAGGAGTTGTTCGGGCGTTCGGGCGCGGAATTGATTCCGCTCTACAAGCAATGGGCGCAGGGCGCTGCTGACCTCACTGCCAAATACGACGCGATGGGTCGGATCATTGATCCGGGCGTTACCGAGGCCGCCGAGCAGGCGGACATCAAACTCAACCAGTCCTGGGAGCACTTGAAGGCGGCTGCGGCCGGTCCCGTCACCGATCTCACCCAAGCGCTGGGCGGCATGCTCGACGTCGTACAGGGCGCGCCCGTCGCCGCTGACGGCTGGGCGGAATTTGGCGCGAACGTCTCGATCTCACTAGAAAGCATCGTAGATCCCGCAGGCGCGGCGATTGATGCGCTCAAGCAGCTCGCCGCCCTTCAGGCCAAGGGCGAGTGGCATGCCAGCGCCGGCGGTATGAGTAGGCCGCCTCCCGGCGTCAAGCTGGATAAACCACCCGAGGCCGAAGAAGTCGCGGCACTTGATGCGATCGACGCGAAGCTGCGCGAGCGCAAAGATCTCGAGGAAAGACTCGCGATCGCGACGAAGACCCGCGACGACGCGACTGCGGCCGGCGATGCCACCGGTCACGCCAAGGCAGTCGAAGTCGTCACCGATCTGCAAAAGCAGCTAGATGCGCTCAACCGCGTACCCACCGACACGGGCGTGCATAAAGCGGCGGCCGCCGCCAGGGCCGAACTGCACGCGCTTGTCGAGGATGCGCGACAGATCAGCACCGAGCTGGACGCCGAGGCGCGCAGCGATGCACAGCGCGACGTCGCGCTCGCGAAGGATGCGCTCAAGCAGAAGCAGACCGTGCTCGATGAGGAATATCGGGCGCACCGGATCACGGCGCAGCAGAAATACGACGCGACCATCGAAGCGCTAGACAAGGAGGTCGCGGCGGAGCGCGCCGCGCTTGAACAGATCATTCACTCCGATCTGACGTCCGCGGAGCAGAAACATGATGCGCTCAACCAGGAGATCGTGCTCGATGCGACGGCAAACGATGCGATCGCGCAGGCCCATCGGCAACTGACCGAAGAACTCCAGGCCGAGGATCGCAAACGTCTGGAAAGTTGGCGTGAGGTCAACAGCCAGATCGAGGGCGCCGAGGGCGAACTGGTCAGCGACATCTTCACCAAGCGCCAGGGTCTCGCCACCGATCTCATGCAGATCGGCTTCAAGATGCTCCAGGAGGAATTGACCAACGATCAGCGCATGCTGACGCAGCGCTGGGAGGTGAACGAAGGCATTCTCGCGTCCGATCGCGCGACGGCGTCGGGCGGCCTGATCTGGAAGACCCTGGTCGGCACGCAAGAGACGGCGATGGTGGTCACGAACCAGGCGGCGCAGACGGCGGCCGTCACCGCCGGCGCCGCGGCGCGGCTCGGAATACAGGCGACGGCCGCCGCGACCGGCGCGGCCATCAGCGCCACGACAAACGCCACCGAGATCTCGCACGACGCAGCAAAGGCGGCCGCTGGTGCCTATGCGGCGCTGGCCGGCATTCCGGTCGTCGGCCCGTTCCTCGCACCCGTCGCGGCGGCAGTCGCCTTCGCCGCGGTGGAGGCCTTCGGCTCGTTCGATCGCGGTCTCGATGTCGTCCCGCGCGACATGGTGGCGCAAATCCATGCCGGCGAGCGCATCGTGCCGGCGTCCGACAACCGGGCGATGATCAGCGCGCTCAGCGGCAATGGGGGCCGGGGCGGTTCTGGCGGCGATGTCCACTTGAACTATGCGCCCACGATCAACGCGCCGCAGCAGAAAAGCCTCGCCAAGATGCTCGACGACGAGAGCTCGACGATGGTGAGCTGGATCGAGGCGCGGGTGCGCGACGGTGCGTTGAAGGTGGCATAGCCATGACGCTTCCCGTCTATCCGGACCGCACCGTATTGCCCGGACTCGGTTTCAGCACGAAATGGTCGCCGGTATTTTTCAACATGCCGACTCAGACGGCGGCTGCCGGCGCGGACATCGATCTGGCGCTGGCCGCGACGCCGCTACACGACTTCGAGTTGACTTACGAAGTCTTGCGCGACGCCGGGCGCAATACGCTCGAGGCGTCCGAATTCAGGACGATGATGGGGTTTCACCTTCAGCTGGGCGGCACGGTCGGACGATTCTTTTTCAAGAACATCGATGACTTCTCCGTGTCGCAGCAGCTCATCGGCGTTGGCGACGGCGTGACGACGGCGTTCGTTCTCACGCGCACCTATGGACTCGGCGGCTACTCAGGCACCGAGCCGGTCGGCGGCGTCAACACCGCCTATCCGTTCAATGTCTATCTCGGCGACAGCGCGACGCCCGCCGATCCGTCGAGCTACACGCTTTCGACGACGATGCCCTGCCAGCAGATCGTGACGTTCGGTGTCGCGCCGCTGCTCGGTCAGAACGTCCGCGTGGACATGAACTATTGGTACTATTGCAAGCTCGCGGACAACAGCAACACGTTCGAGAAATTCATGAATCGTCTGTGGCTGCTGAACAAGGTCAAATTGCATAGCTGCCGGGCGGGCGCTTAAGTGACGATCCTGCGTGCCGCATCGCCAGCCCTTGCCGCGGCGCTCCAGGGCGGTGTTCCGTTGTGGTCAGCGGAACTCTTCACCTTCACGCTCGTCGCTGGCGCGCCGACCTTCCGCTGGACGTCGTTCGATGGCGATCTCGTCGCTGGCGGCCAAACCTACCTATCACGCAAACCCTGGCTGACGCGTTCGAAGTGGAACGTCACCAACACGATGGAAGTTCCCTCTCTGACGGTGAAGCTCGCGGCGCTGAACGATGGCTTCAACGGTGGCGTGAGCATCAAGGCTCAAATCCACAACGGACTGTTCGATGGCGCATCGTTCTTGCTCTCACGCGCTTACATGACAACGCCCGGAGATACGACGGCGCTTGGCACGATCGATCTGTTCGGTGGTGAAGTTGCCGGTCTCACGCTCATCGGCTCGCTGGCCACCATCACGATCAAGGGCAAAGTCAACAAACTCAATCAGTATGTCCCGCGCAACGTCTACCAGATCGGATGCAACCATGCGTTCTGCGACCCTGGTTGCACTCTAAGCCGGGCCTCGTTCACTTCATCGTATACTGTCGGCTCTTCGCCAAGCGTCTCGTTCATCCCCTGGACTTCCACGCCGTCGAGCCCGGCGCGATATACAGGCGGAACGATCACTTTTACGAGCGGTCCTGCTTCGGGAGAGTCCCGCAATATCTCGAAAGCCGATGGCACGGGCCTGACGCTCTCCTATCCGCTCTATGTCGCAGCGGCGCCCGGTGACGGCTTCACTGCCTTTGAAGGCTGCGACAAGACGTTCAACAGCGGGTCCGGTCAGAGTTGCACGGACCGATCGAACACCCAGCACTATCGCGGATTCGAGTTCGTTCCGCCGCCGAACGCGGCCGTCTGATGTACGTGCATGAGACCCTCGCGCGCGACGGCGCGAAGGTGATCGTGTTCCCCACCGGACGCTCGGCCGAGACGCACATCTTCGGAAGCGAAGAGGAAGCAGAGGCGCGGCTGCGCTTCGTTTCCGAAGGGCTGACGTGGGTGGGGACGCCGTTCGCCGATTGCGCCGATGTCAAGGGTCCGCGCGGCGCCGTCGATTGCGCAATGCTCCTTGTGCGCTGTTCAGTCGACACCGGGCTTCTGCCGCCGTTCGACCCGCGCCCCTATCGCCCTCGCCATATGCTGCACCGCACGGAGCAGAAGTTTCTCGGCTGGGTGCAGGACAAGCTTGGTGGCATGGAGGTCGATGCGCCGCGGCTGGGCGACGTCATCGTCTGGCAGTTCGGCAAGGTGTTTTCGCACGGTGCGATCCTGATCAATGCGACGGAGGTAGTGCACGCCTACGGCACGGCGCGCATGTGCCTGGTTTCGCGGCGCGACGAGGACCTGCTGAAGCATATGTCGCTTGGCCATCAGAATTTCCCGCGGCCGGTCAAATATTTCGACATTTGGAAGGGACGCAAATGGGCGCGATCCTAGGGATCGGAGGCGGCGCCCAGTCGCAGAAGACCATCGTCTATTCCGGGCTCAACGTCAGCTCGTCGCGCATGGACTTGCCGGTCCCGATCTTCTGGGGCCAACGCCGCATCAGTACCAACGCGATTTGGTACAACAATTTCAAGAAACATCCCGTCAGCGCCAAGGGAAAGGGCGCCAGCAAAGGCACGCAATACGATTATACCGCCGCGACGGCGACCGCGCTCAGCGAGGGGCCGATCGACTCGATCGTCAATGTCTGGGCCGCCGGCTCGACGACGACGACGACGACGCTCGCCAAACTCAATATGACGCTGTTCACCGGGACCGCGGCGCAGTCGCCATGGTCGTTCGTTTCGACGAACTTTCCAGCTCAGGCCCGCTCCTATGGACTGACGGCCTACCTCGCCTGCTCGAACCAGGATCTCGGGGAGTCGGCAACGATCCCCGACAATGCGTTTGAGTGTGTCCGCTCGAACGGCTTCGCCTACACGCACACGACCAACGGCTGGATCGATCCGGCGACGCATATCTCGACCTCCGCGATCGACGTCCTGCTGTCGGATTGCCTCGTCGATCTGGTTACGAATCCCCAATATGGCCAACTTCTGGAAGCCGGAGACATCGCGAGTACCACGCAATGGGCGACGTATATGCGGGCGCAGGGGCTCTTCTTCTCGCCGCTGCTGAACTCGCAGGTGACCGCGACGTCTCTGTTCGATCGCTGGGCGCAGCTATCGAATACGTGGATTTACTGGTCGGGGACCCAGCTTCAGTTCGTGCCGTTGGGCGATTCAACAGTCACCGGAAATGGCGTGACATACACGCCGGACAATGCGATCGCCTACGATCTTGGCCCGGGCGACTTCATCGGCGATGAGCCTGTTTCCGTCGCGCGCATGGATCCTGCGGACTGCTTCAATCGCACAGTCCTACAGATTACCGACCGAACGATCGGGTATGTCTCGAACCCGATCGAGTTCAAGGACCAAACGCTCGTCGACACCTACGGTCTGCGCGACCAGTCGAGCACCCAGGCCGACGAGATTTGCGATCCCGTCGTGGGCGCGATCGCGGCGCAGCTCATCGGCCGGCGCGCGGCCTATGTGCGCAATACCTATTCCTTCAAGACGTCCTATCGCTTTATCCGTTGCCTGCCTGGCACTCCGCTGACGCTGACCGATCCGAATATCGGCATCAACAAGATGCGCGTGCGCGTGGCGACGATCGAGGAAGCGGACGACGGATCGCTCGCTTTCACTTGCGAGGAATTTCCAAGCCTGGTCGGCACGTTTTCGCCGACCGGCTCGTCTCTCGCCGGCGCGCCAACCAATCCCAATGAGTATGTCGATCCCGGCAGCGTCAACACGCCGGCAATATTGGAGCCCGATGCATCGTTCACCGGGGGGTTGCCGCAGATCGTCATTGCAGCATCGGGCGGCCCGAACTGGGGGGGATGTTTCGTCACCATCTCGTTCGATGGGACTGAATATTCGACGATCGGAAGGATCGTGGCGCCGGCGGTCCAGGGCGTCCTGACGTCCACTCTGCCGAACCACGCGGATCCCGATACCGTCGATACGCTGGCGGTCGATTGTACCGAAAGTCTGTCGCTTCCGACGCCAGTGACCAATGCGGACGCCGACGCGTTGCGCACAATTAGTTGGCTGAGTGCGCAACCGGCGCTCGTGAGCGGTTCTTATGTCGTACCGACCGTCGGCGAAATGCTGGCGTTCGGCGATGTATCGGCGACCGGCACCTATGCCGCGAACCTCACCTATCTGCGGCGCGGCCAATATGGCTTCGCGCCTTCCTCGCATGCATCGGGCGATCAGTTCACGGTCATCGACGTCGTCGGCTCGACCGGCACATCGCTCGTCTACGATTTGCCGCCGCAATACATCGGCCAGCCGATCTATATCAAACTCCTCTCCTATAACGCCTTTGGAAACGAGGTTCAGGATCCGAGCGCGGTGCTCGAATACAAATACACTCCGACCGGCCTCGGCTATGGCACTGGAACCGGCGGTGTTCCCAAGACGCCGACCGGCCTCATCGTGGTGTCTGGTAACGGGCAGGACAACATCGCGTGGAACGCGAACGATGCCGTTGACAACGTCTCGGCGTATCAACTCTATGCCGCCGTCGGGCCCGGCGGTTCTTTCGGATCGGCGTCGCTTATCTTCGACGGCAAGGCCACGCATTTCGTATGGCCTGGCCGAACCGACGGCGACGAATGGACTTATTTCGTCGTCGCGGTAAACGCGGTGGGGCCGTCGCCGCACACGTCCGGCGTCGACGCGACCGCCGTGGGCATCGTCACTGACCAGATCGTACCTGGAGCGATCTCCTCGGCGACAACGCTTGGGCCGATGGATTGGGTTTCGCCGGCGGTCTCGCCGGCGGTGGAAACGAACTTCTTCGGCGGCCTCGGCACGACATATCTCGATCTGGGCGCCGTGCCGCCGGCTGGAACCTATGTCATCCTGTCGCTCAACGGCTATGTTCAGCGCAACACCGGCCGCGACCCGATCGTCACGACGCGCATCTATCGCGGCATCTTCGGCACCGGATCGCCCGTTCTGATCGCCACGGGCGCCGTCGGCGGCGGCTCCGACAACCACTTCATGCCGATCGTGTGCAGCGGACCCGACTATGCGCCGGGCCGATATTACACCGCGACGATCGAGACCGACTCTGTGTCGCCGCCGCCGCTTTCGGAGATTTATGGCGCGATGACCGCGCAGGTCTTCAAGCGCTGATCACCACAAAGGAAGCAATCGATGGCGATCTACATGCTCGCGGCCGGTCCCGGAATCACGTTCACCTCGATGCCGTCCGGCACCGTCTATGTCTCGAGTCAAAACAGCCTCGTCGTCATCACCAATGGTTCGGTGGCCGACCAGGTCGCGCTCGAAAATGTCGGTTGTCAAACGCTCTCGAGCCAAGCGTCGACCGACCCGCTCGTCGTGCAGACGAACACTGTTCAAACGATCACCGGAAGAAAGACCATGTCGGGAGGCGTCACTGGTCTGCCGTCGCCTAGCGTTCCGTCCGATGCCGCGCGGCTCCAGGACGTCACCGGAAACACCCAGCACTACAACCCGGTGACTGGCGGCACGCCGCCAGGCACAGTCGACTTCGCGACAACCGCGGCGCTGCCCGCATGCACCTACGCGAATGGATCTTCGGGCGTTGGCGCCACACTCACGGCGAACTCCAATGGTGCGCTCGCTTCGCAGGACGGTCAGGCGATCGCGCTCAACAAGCGTATCGCGGTTTGGTGGCAGTCCTCAGCGCAGCAGAACGGTTTCTACTATGTTTCGCAAGTTGGCGACGCCGGAACGCCGTGGATTCTGACTCGTTGTACCGATGCCGATAGCGCCGGCGAGCTCGGCTATGGCACCGCGACCGTTCTGAACGGTACGCTCTATGCTGGCTATACGCTGCAAGTAAACGTCGCCGCGGCGGCCATCACAATGGG